TCCCGCTAAGACTGATAAGGATGAGCCAAAAACTCACGAAGAAGCCGAAGATAAGGTTATTGAGCTTACACAGGTAAGGATGAAAGAAGATATAAAACTGTCACAGTCACAGGCTAATGTCATTGTTTTGGGTGAGAACCCTAAACTAGCTAAACTCTGTCAAGGCAGGTAAGGTTTAAATAATTTGTTCAGTCTGAAAGGCTGATTGTTTTAACGAATAGAAGGATATGGACAATGAGTTCACATGATTCACCTAATTTGATTGCAGGTCTTAAGGCCGGTGAAGATTTTACCGCTCTTACGGCTTTAACTGGTAAAATAGCACTTCAGCTTGATATTGATGGCGATGTTACAACTTGCGGCGCTGGTGTTATTAACTTTGTAGGCTTCTTGCAGAACCTTCCTGATGATCAGGAAGATGCAGAGATAGCGGTATTCGGTGGCGGTACTGAGGCCATTGCCGCTGGAAATATTGATGAAGGTAAATTTTTAAAATCTGATGCTAATGGTCACATGCTGGAAATGTCTAGTGAAACAGCTTTTGCTGTGGCTTTTGCATTAGATAACGCTGTTGATAATGATGTTTTCAGGGTAATGCCACTTCCTCCCGGCTATAGTGTCATAGTCCCATAATTGGTTTCTATCCCGGTTTTCTGTCGGGATATTCGTAGTAACAAAACAAGGAATTAGTCAAATGACTCAGACTAGAGCAATTGTAGACAAGCTGCTTACGAATGTAAGTAATGGCCTGTTTCAGGGAGATGAAAATTACATCTCAGAAATGATACTTCCCGAAGTTACGAGCAAGCAGCGCTCTGGACTATACGGAAACTATGGTAATGAGCATCTAAGGATTGTGAATACCGCGCATATAGGTAAAGGCGGTTATCTCGAAATCGATCCTATTACCCGCGCAAGTGATTCATACTTCATTGAAGAACATGCTCTGAAGTCTGTTATTACTGCTGAGGATTTCGATAATGTAGAGCTTCCTTATGAGGAAAGAGCCGATAGAACCCTCGGTCTTACCACTCTGTTATGGCTGGCTAAGGAAAAAGCCCTAGCTGATACGCTTATGGACCCTACTGTTATTACTCAGGGCGCTACGCTTACCGGCAATGCTCAGTATAACAACCTGACACATGCTGATAGTGATCCTAACGGGGATTTCCTGACAGCTAAAAACACTGTACGAGATGCCTGTGGTATGAAACCTAACAGGGTTGCCATGAGCGATAGTGTAGCTGATACGCTTCGTGTACATGAGAAATTGCTTGATAAACTAGGCTTTAAGTTTGATCGCCCCGGTGGTCTTACGGATGATGAGCTTGCAAGGGCTCTGGATGTTGAAAGAGTGCTTATAGGAGCTGCTTTCTTCAATAACGCTGTAAAAGGTCAGGCTGATAGCATAGAAAAAGTGTGGGCTAAGGATATTATATTCATGGTAACGGCTGATAAGGCTACCAAATACCAAAGAATACTTGGTGTTGAAATGCGTACCACACGCGGCGCTCCACGTAAGGTTTTCCGCTTCACTCAGGATGAGCCTATTGATTCAGAAAAGATTATAGTTCAAGACCATTACGACCAATTGCTTTTGAACACTGAGTGTGCTTACCTGATACAGGATGCTATAGCTTAAAAGTTTCTTACTTTCCAGTTAGATTCAGAAGCGCTCCCTTTATAGGGGGCGTTTTTTGTAGTATTGATCCTATATATTACAAATACTTACGGTATGTTAACGACATCAATGTCGTCTAGTGGATTAATCTTTTCTTTGATCAAATCTCTAACATTGTCCATTTTGTCCCAGTCTATCATCATCCCCTTTTGAAGATTTCCGAACCAGATCAATAGCTCAATTTCTTTCTGTGTAAAGCTGATATCCATCAAATTTCCTCCGCTTCTATTGCTTCGCAATCCTCTACCCCGGACCATGCAAGAACACAATCAACGGCCTTCTCTTCTGCCTCTGCCTCATCATCTGCATAGACAGTAATCTTCTTTCCGAGTATCTGGGTAACTCTAACTTCTACTTCATATTTAGCCATTTGCTTTCCTCAGATCGTATATAGTTTTTTTATAAACACATTTTTCCTTCCTCATATCATCCTTTACCATATACATGATAGTCGTATGATCTTTATTCATTGCCCGGCCTATGGATGGGTAAGAATAACCGTGATCCCTTAGCTGTTTAGCAACCATGCGCCTCGCCTCTGGTAATGGCTCTTCTCTGCGCTCACTCAATATATCTATGCGCTGTATAAAAAACTCATAAGCAGCGTTATCAAGCGCCTCTGTAAGATGGTCCTTTGATACGTCAATACTTCTATTCATTGCCCTGCCTTTCATTATTTATTCTTTCAACATATGGATGTCCACAACCTTTGCAAGCGGTACCTGCAAATACAATATTTGCGTTCTTATTAACATTAGGATCAGGGTTTCCTCCGGTCCATTTATGCCAGAACGTAAGACAACATCTCAAGCATACATACTGGCACTCATATATATTTATGGTCCTTTACTCCCATCGCAATAATAACCCTGTTGACATATCCTATCAGCGCGCCATTCTGCTTCAATCGATATCGCCCGAAAACATAACACCGCCAAGAGCAGAGAAACAAGAAATAACCCTGATAGGTATCCCGTAAATTCTGCAATAGGATGGAGATTCCATTCTCTTTTTCTCGGCATTATAACCCCTCATATAAAATTGTTCGTCTTCATGATTCTCAGGCGTTGCAGGCAGGCGCTTGCGAGCATGAATCTTGCCGTATACATGGCTATCTATTTGATCTTGATCATCCATTTGTCACCCTCTTAACTGCCGCCAGAACGCCTTCATCCATATCCTGCTTAGATAACCAGTCAAGATAACTAGGCGGTAGGTCTTCGAATTTCTCGCCAGCGTGCTTCCCAAAGATTATTTTTGTCAAATATGGAGGCTCATTACTGACACGAATCATATCTTCTACAGATTTCTGCTCAAGCATAATCTTTAGTATTTCTGCCGTAACGTAACAATCAGGCAAAGCCCTGTGTGGCGGGTGATGTAACGGATCATCAGGTATTCCTAAGTAGTATTTAAGTACCTGATTAGTATGGCGAGGAGCATCGGGGTATAGCCTTAAAGCACACTTCCATGTATCAATCCACTGGCTACCATCGGGATTAAAAAACTCTTGCTCAAAACTGGCATTGTGAGCAACGAACACCAAAGGACTATCATTACCAACTGAATTTAAAAACCCTTGCGCTTCTTCCCATGTTTCAGCAAAGTCAAAATTAGAAATGTGATGTACAGCAAGGGCTTCAATACTCATTTCCGTGGTGGGTGTTACCAGAGAGCTATATTTTCCTACAATCTCACCATACTTAATATCTACATAAGCAGCTTCACAAACGCTATGCTCCTCATCATTATCGCTAGGAATTCCAGTAGTCTCAAAATCTATTACCCTTAGTTTCATCTCTATTAAACCCTTGTTATTATTTCTAGTATTTGGTTTTCTCTTTCCCGGTATCCATTAATAACCTTTTCCAGCTTCAGGGCGTGTTTCATCATATCGCCGCCGAACTGTTCAGGTAGGAACCAGAATACAGGCTTCTCAAGTATTTGCGCTATCTGGCACATGCGTCCCATGCTGATTCGGTTAGAGCCACTTTCATATTTCTGTAGCTGCTGAAACGTAAGGCCGATTTTATTTGCAAGTTTCTGTTGGCTCATTCCTGAGTTTTCACGAGCCACGCGTACTAAGGAGCCTACATGAACATCGATCTCGTGAAGCTGTCTTTTTGTTAGCATCTTCTTACCTTTCCAGTTTGTCCACAATATCAGCGGCTATTGATAATGTCAATGTTTCTTTTACGCTGCTCCATGAGTCCATCAAAATATTCAGCGTGTTCCTTGCTCGTGCCAGTGAATTTATATGGCACGAGGTTTATGGGGCTGATGCCGTGATACTCGGATATTACCGGGCTGTTTGTGTGGGGGAATGTCATTTTAAACACCTAATCCTGTAAAAGTAACAATAAGCAGACCGCAATCCATATAAAAATCATGATTCACTTTCTGCTTTTTCTAATTCTTTATGGAACTTCTGAGGCACCTTAACACCATCATCAAAGGTTTCCGGCAGATGATTGCCCTCAATATATGCCCATGTCCTATACTCAAGATCAAATGGCTCACCTTCGTGCATAGAATAAGTATCACGCACAAGCACCAAGCTTAAGTCTGGCTCTGTGGGTATGCCGGGGCATTCGCTAGAGTGGTTGTGATCTTCAATATTTTGTGTCACAGGATTAAAATATTCGATATCCCACTCATAAAAAACTCTATTGCGTTCCATCACACACCACTCATGATCATATCAATTTCCGTATCAGAAGGTAGCTCTTCTGTCGGCATATCATCATGATCTTCCAGTATTTCAAATATTCCCATAGTCTTAACCTTTCCAGTTTTGCTTTTAAAGCAGGGTTTCAACCCATTCCTTTGCTTGTTGATTAAGAACCGAGTATGAATCTGCATCGCCTTCATCTACACAAGTTTCGCCAGCATTGGAAGCCTCAATAGAGCTATCGTAACTACCATCAAGTATTTCGTGTGTACCGTCTTTTGTAAGCATCAAGTAAAACATTTTATTCTCCGTTCGTTTCAATAATTAGATATTAGTCCACAACATTGATAATGTCAATACCTTTTTATCAACTTGTCATTTTTATTTATTTAGGTAGAATCATGCTATTGTTAATAATAACTTTTATAAAAGGTGAAGAAAATGAGTAAAGAAGCAACCAAGTCAGCACAGGCAATGATTGATGAGAATGAGCTTGATATCGAAGTCATTGAAGGAACTGGCGCAGAGGGAAAGGTAACACTCCCAGATGTTGAAAACTATATGGCAGCGGATGAAGCTGAGGATGATAACGAACAAGACGATGTTGAAAGCAACGATTCAGATGAAGATGATGCCGATGAAGAGGCAGAAGATACCGAATCAGAAGAAGATGATGCTGAGGGAGAAACATCTGATGATGGTGAATCAGAAGCACCGGAAGAGGCTGAAACAGACAAATCTGATGATAGCGAACCAAAATCCGAAACTAAACGCGGAAAGCGTGGAGGTAAGGGAAAGCTTCTATGTAGACTGACTATCAAGGGTCAGCGTAAAGCTTATGAGCCCGGTGATGTCTATGATGGTAAAGATGTAGAACACCTGCTTAAAAGAGGCGCAATCTACTACCGGAAATAAACGTAGGTAAAAATGGCTACGCAGTACGCTACAGAGGCAAATATTACGGCTAATCTGAAGGGTTTTGATCCTACAGAGGCAAATGTCGAGGTAGATTCTGCTGATCTTGTTAATATTATTGCGGAGGAGAGTCAGGTAATAGATCAGCATATACAGGGGCGTTATGACCTTCTTATTACTGATGTAGATGCTCTGGTTTTCCTCCGTAAAATATGTATAGATCTGGTTATATACAGGGTTTCCAAGATCCTTATGCCCAGAGAGCAGAAAGAGCTTCCTAACGGTACTGTAATACAAGATATCTCACACATCAGCGCTTGGCGTGCTGCCATGAAAATGCTGAAAGATTTAAAAGACGGTAAAACGACTCTTCCATCTACTACCGAGCAGGCGAAGAACTTTTTCAGCAGTTTTCAGGATGATAATAATACTGCTAAAAACTTTGAGCTGGATAAGAAACAATGGTAGCGGTTACAACCAGCTACATTCTACAGAATGATGCAAAGTTTAGAGCGGCTATAAAAAAGGCCGTTGATCAGGTTGATGATTTACGTTTTGCGTTTAATGAGATTTCAAGAGACTGGTTGCGATCAAATAAGGCTCAATTCACTTTAAAGGGTTCAGGGTTGTATCCTCCTCTATCTGCTAAGTACGCTGAGAGAAAGGCTAAACGCTTCCCCGGCGCTCCTATTCTGGTCGCAACAGGAAGATTACGCGATTCGGTAACACAAAGGGCTCACCCAGATAATATTATACAGGTCGGCAAGCAGACTCTTGTCATGGGTACAAAAACTCCTTACGGTATATTTCATCAGTCTGACAGACCGCGCAGGACAATACCGCTCAGAAAGTTTTTATTCATAGGTCCTGAAGCCCCGCAACACGCACAGAGAGCGGATGCCGGTAGGCTGGAAAGATGGTTGGGAATATTAGAGGCAGAAGTACAGAGGAAACTGGATAAATAATGGCAAGGTTCGATTTAGAAAATTTCAGTGACACTCTCAAAGCTTACCTTGTTGATAACATGGCGGCTAAGATTGCCGAGATTAATACAGAAAAAGGCGATGATCCAGTATTGATCGAAATACCAGAGACTCAATATTTCGAGGATTTCAACCGTAAAATAGTTAATTTCAAAGATTTTATGTACTTCGGATTCCTTGATTTTGAAACAGGTATACCTAATGCAGGGGAATTAGGACAGCCTGCGTCCATGTTTTTTATGACATTTGTTACGGATCAAAATAGCGGGGTTATTGGCAGAAACAAAATATTACGCTATACTAGGGCAATGTTTGAGATATTTCAGGAGAATGCTACTGAAGAAGCTAACATCTCAGACCTAGAAATTACTATTCTACCGCCTGAAGCTGTTAAACTTGATTTTGGTTCAGACTGGTATAAAGTCGGTGGGGTATATGTGAAAGGGACTATAGTATTATGAATGAGGAAGAATTTAAGAGCGGTTCAGAAAAAACTGAAAAACCCAAATCTTCAAAGCCGAAAGCGTCTAACCCGGCTCTTAAGGATCATGTATTATTTTCGCCTCCATCTATTAAAGAGCCCATAGAAATTAAAAAAGGGGATGATATGGACAAGCTCCTTGCTAAAATCCCTGAACAGTTCCATCAAAGCCTTATTACTGAAGGCGTTATTAAAGAAGGTAAATAGAAAATGGTACTATCAAGACATCAGGCAATCTTTGGCATACATTCGATTGCAGCGTATAACCCGGAAACATTTATTCCTTTTGGTATTGCAAAGGTTGTGGGTGCTTTCACATATAACCTAGCGGGGGAAAATGTTCCTCTGATGGGAGGTTCCAACCTTTTCCCTTGGGAAGTAGAGAACGGACCTATTGAAAGCTCTGGATCTTTGACCCTTAAAGAATTCCCTGACTGGTTGTACGCGGCATTTATGGGCAATGCGGCTGTTACAGGAGCGGCTGAGGCAAATGGCAATACAAGTACCATTGTTAATCTTTCCGGTACATCTACTGTAAGCGCTACCGTAGGCATCGCCTCTGTAGGTGTCGAGGCTGGTAATGAAGCAGATGTTAAAACCAGTATTTATATGGTCAGTGTTGTTTCTGCTACAACTGTTGATGTATTTTCTCTTACTGATGTAGATTTTGCCAGAGGAACTGATTTGGTATTTCAAGACGATGCTCTGAAAATTACTGCATCGGCTCTGACTATACCGGGTACCGATGGCACAGTATCAATTCCTAATACCGGCCTTGAATTCACTGGCGGCTCTGGCACCGTTGCCATGACAACCGGTGATACTGCATGGTTCGATAGTAGAGCGCAGAATACAGGCTTTACAACCGCTACAGTAGGGGCAACGAACAGTACATTCGTAGATGTTGGCATTGTCTGCGCCGCACAGCGTAAAGGTAATTCTGAGATATTCCTTCTTGATATTGTCCGGGCCAAGGCTATCGGTGTTCCTCTTCCATTTGCTGAGAAAGGCTGGATGGAATCCGAGGTAAGCTTTACATCCTTCTATGACAATACAAGGGACGCAGTATTCAGAACAATCCGCGTCAATGGTACATAATGAGCCTCGCTGGTCTAACGCCAAAAAAAGCAAAATTCAAAGCTACATTGGTCGGGGGAAAGGTGGTAACACTTACACTCCGGCCTTTTACGCTGGCAGATGTGGCGTGGTTTCAAGAGGAGTTTCCTACTGAAGAGGATTTAGTAGCTCTGGCAGATATAAGGATAGATCCTGCTT